CCCTACATCAGTATTGAAAATTCCGGTATTCGCATAAACTGAATCAACTGGATTTGTTAAGCTACCTATGTCAAAAGAACCACTTGGTATTATATCAGCATAAAAACCAATTGAATCAGGGCTTGCATTATCAAATGATAACATTTGTTGAGTTCCTGAATAAATAGAACCTTGATTAGCTGCTGGGAAATAGAAATTTCTCCATCCTCTTGTTGTTATTCCTAAATCATAAGAATTATCAGCTTGTCCATATATATTCCTTGATTGAAATCCTGTATTATCTGCAAATATAATTAATCCAGAATTCACTTCTATTCTAAAATCATTTGCTGAATTTGCAAATATTTTTGTATTTCCATTGTTAAAAGTTATTCCTGTTCCTGATCCTCCTGTCTCGTTTTGATCTATAATTATTTTTTTAAAAAACCCACTATCCGCCGCCGTTGTGTTTGAACCTACATTATGCTGAACATCATTTTGAAATAATAAATCGCCGCCTAAAGTTAAGTCGTCGCCGTCAAAGGTCAGGTCGTCGTCGCCTGCAATGTTACCAGAACCATCAATAACGCCTACTTCGGTATTATTTCCTGTAACAGTAGCAACGTCAATATAAACATCAGCTTGTAAGGTGTCAAAAACAGCCCTGTCAACATCAAACATTAATATTTCATTGCTATAAATTACATTTGTATCTGTTTTTTCTGCTAATATAAATTTCAAAGTATCGCCGTCATGAAACCACCACATATCAGAACGTACTTTGTTTTGAGAAATCCCTGCCAAGGAAATTAAAATCAATATTAAACTAAATAATTTTTTCATATCTTAAAATGTTATATCATAATACCATGTACCCGAAATTGACCCGAGTGTTATATTTACATTATTCGCATCTGGTTTATTAACTATCCCAAAAGGATTGACTAAATCACCTGCATCGTCATAAATAGTAACTTTAGGGGTTTGTGTACCCAAACCATGGGTTAATTCTAATACACCTGCATTTAAGTCTCCATTATCAAATGAATTAGCATGCCTTACTTTACGGAACTTCCAGGTAGTTGTACCAGAATTATAATACATCATATACTCATTAGCCAATCCAGCTGTATTGATGGTTATATCTGCCATTCTATCTCTGGAATGCTGTAATGTCGATGTTAATTGATCATTATGTTCATCTCCCCGTATTTTTACTCCAGGTGAATTCTTAATCACTGCATCCATTGCAGCTTTAATTGCAGCATAAGTTAAGCTCATGATAACCTCCTATTTTTGCAGTTCGTCAATAATTTCTTTTTTAGTAAAAGTTTCATCCGTTTTTATACCTCTGTCTTTTGCAATTTTTCTTAACTCTTCAGGATTCATTTTTAGAAACTTCTTTAAGTCTTTTTCTTTTTTATCATTTTTTACAAATAACTGAAGCAAAACTAATAAATCATTTATCCTGTTTTGGCAACTGCATGAATGATTCCCGTGCTCAGGATGAAATGTTGCATATATAATGCCTAGCTTTTTCAAATTAATAATTTCTTGTTTCTTTTTCCTGGATAAAAACTGGTTTGAATTTTCAATATCAAGGATGTTTTTTTTAAAAAACTCCTCTATTTCTTTTAAAAATATATTTTTTTTCATTTTTTTAAGTTTTAAAAGAGGGCTGTTAACCCTCTTATATTAAGCTGCTGCGCTTTGTAATGTTACAAATACAGCATCACTGGTTGCTTCATCAGTATCATAAAATGAATATTCAGGCGTACTTTCCAATGCAAACTCTTCACTTTCAAGTTTCAGCATCCACACACCGTCAACATCATTATATTTATCTAATTCAGCCCCGCCTTCAGGTCTTTTAAGCCCTGCCTCAACGCCAAATACTTTATATTTACCTTCGCCGCCTTCATCTCTGAATAGGTTTTTGTAAATAACAACAAATCTCTGGTTGCCCATATCTTTTACTATCTTTTCAATAGCTGCTTTCCCTCCTATTGCAAGAAAATCAATTGTTTGTTTGTATCGGTATCCAGAGGCTCTTTTTATTCCTGTTACGATTGGTTTTGTCTGGTTTTCGTATCCTTCGATAAGGTATCCTTTATCGCCTTGTGTCAAAACCAATGCATCTATGAGATTTGGTGATGTCCCATCAAACGTAATCGTCGCGTTTGTAACCGCTAAATCCCATTCTGTTTTTGTAATTAGGAGAATATTAGGCTCAGTACCGCCGATTGGTAAATAATCACAATCAACCGCTATCCCTACCGCTAATGCTCCACAATTTGGATCCATAATTTTAATTTTTTAAGTTTATAAATATTACTGCTGCTGTTTATTTTTATGCTGTTTTTACGTAAATCAATACAGTTACGGTATAATTAATCGCATCGGTTGTGTAATATCCTGCCCCAACGGTAAAATCATGGGACAATAACGTCCAATCTGTCCATATAGTTACCGTTAATCCTGCTGTATCATAATCAGCGGTTACTAATGCTGCTACTTGTGTATTAATAGCTGCCACCAAAGCTGTAAATGATGTTACTTCATTCGATTCATCAATATCAGCTTTTGCAACCGTCAATACTTTCACGCTTTCATACTCCTGATCTGTAAATTCTGTTGGAGTTGGTAAAGTATATCCTGATGGTACTTGATTATCAGAAATGCTTACCTTCACCCCGTTGTTTACTAATGCCATAGTTTATCCTTTCTTTTATAATGTTTCTAATACTTTTATTTGCTGCTGTGTATCTTCAATATCGTGTACGTCCTCAACTACTAAAACAGGGACTCTAATTACTTCAATCTTAGGCGTGTCAATTTGTGTGGTAACACCGCCATCCTGATAATAATTAGAATGACCTGAATATAAGGGTATGCCTCCATGTTTTACGTTTATTGCTGAAATTATTGAGGCATCAACCGGGCTTGACATGACTGATTTTGTCAAGACAGGTTCGCCACCTTCGCCTTCGCCATATAGTTTTATACCACCTTCAGCATGTGAAGCACCTTGTAACATTTGACCTTTCTTGCTTATTACCGTCCCTTTTGAAAATGTAGGTATTTCCGGTAATGGTTTAGCCAAAACTATCCCAGCCTGAACTGCACCCGCTGCTACAACCAAAGCGGATAATATTCCCGCACTCACCCCGAAGTCTGCAAATCTTGTACCTCCCCCTGTTGATAATACAGCCGTAACAGCCATAGCCGTATTTATCCCGATATTTAATAATGCCTGTGCTTTGTCTAAAATAGCCTGTTTTCGTGTTATCTTAGCCTTTTCAAGTGCAAACTTACGTTCTATATCTTCGCGCTTCTTTTCATCGTCCCCGGCTGCTTTTAAATCTTTTTTAAGCTGTCTATCTAAAAGAATCGACTGGCGGCCAGATAATGCAGAAGAAAAATTAAATAAAGTATTGCCTAAATTAATAGCTTCATTTACTGTTCTTTTCCTTAATTCTACAATTGCGTTTTGTGTATCTTCTTCAAATTGTAATTTCGCTTCGGCTTCTTCTTTTGCTATTTCGATTAATTCACTAGATAATTCGTTTGCCCTTTCAATATCCCTGTCAAATTGTTCATCTTTAAAGTCATCTTCTTCTTCTATTATTTCTAAATTTAAATCTTTAGCCTTTTTTGCAAGCTCTCTTTTTACAGTAGTTAGTTGGGTAACCATCCTCATTTGCGCTTGGAATGCTTCAGTTGTTGCTTGTACTAATTTAATTTCTGCCTCGCTTTGTGCTTGTAAATCTTCACTTCCTGAAGTTGCAAAACTATTTTGGGTTTTAATTATTTCGAGTTCTTTTTCAGCTAATTCAATTTTAGTTTTTGCTCTTTCCTGTATCGCTTTGTCCCACGCAATAACAGCTTTTTCCCTTTCTTCTGCTGAAAATTGTTCCTTATTGTTTACTATTACCCTCAGTCTTGCTATTTCCTGTTCAATTCGTGCATTTTCAAGATTAATATTCCTAGTCCTTTTTAGCAAACTAAATTTTAATTCTTCAATTTCCATAGCTCTTGCAGTTTCACGCCTCGTTTCATCTGCAAACTTTCTTATTGCTCCCCTCCCTTTTTCTAATTTACCCGAAAAATCAGCAACTCCAGTACCCATTTGGATTAACCCATCAGATACAACTTTAGCACCTTCTTTAAATTCACCTTTGAATATTTTAGCAATACCTGAAGCGATAACCCCAATTGCCTTAAACCTATTTATAAAATTAGTCTTTATAGCTTCGAGTAACTTTTCCAAGCTTTCTCTTGGATTGGAAAATACATTTACTAATGTTTCACCAACAGAAATAAATAAATCCTTTAGGTTACCAAAAAGTATCTTAAAAGGGACTAATATTTTTTGAAGTTTAAATGCTCCTTCTTCAGAGCTTTTAAAAAAGGCAACTAACGACCCTATTGCAACTATTAACAATCCTATTCCAGTAGAAGCTAAAGCAATTTTAAATATTTTCATTGCTTTAGTTCCTGTGTTAGTCCCGGCTGTTACTATTTTTTGAGCATTTCCAAGCAACGCCAATTCTCTACTAAATAATCCAGTTTGCTTAAAAGCATCTTTTATCCCACCGCTATAATTACCGACGTTCCTATTATGAACTCCTGTTTTTGCATCTAAAGATGTTAATTGCTTTGTTAAATTTGCTTGTTGTGCGGTTAATCGCTTTCCTTCCTTTCCATTTTCCCTTTGCGATTTACTAAGGGCTTTCCATTGTAACTTGGATTTTGTTAATTGTGCATTTAATTGGTCATAACTACCTTTAGCAGATTTTACAATAGTATTGTTTAACTTCTGTATTTTGGTTATTTCTTTTAAATTTTCATTTGTTTTTTTTAATTCATTTTGATAACCTACTAATTTTTTATTTACTTCATCAGTTGCAGTACCTTGTTTTTTAGATTCTGTCTTAAAATCAGATACCCCTTTCTTTAGATTAAGAACAGATAATTTAGTATCATCAATCTTTTTTTGATTGGTCTTAATTTCTAATATGATGGTTTTGTCTGCCATTAGAAATAATCATTATTTAAGTTATAATCTAAGCTATTATAATCACCTTCGCCCGCAATATCAGGCACAAAGCTTGATTTGTTAATATGAATTAACGTAACTGTTGTTAATCCTTCACGATAAATTAAAGGTTCTAATAAAAACCAGCCCCAATATTTTATCCAGATAGGTTTCTCAAAATCTATCTTATTAAAATCATTAATATTCAAATACACATCCGCTTTTATTTCACGGTACATATTTAAAGTTTTTTCCATGAATCCGTAATATGTATTTACGTATTCCTGCAAATTAATATCTTCTGTATTGGGTATGTTTGTTGTAATTTCAATTGGTGTATCTTCGCTCCCGGCTGCAAAAATTGTCTCACTACCAGAACCTAATGATCTTTTCTTCATGGTAGTTTTACCGGTATGAGTAAATTCATAACTTATATTACTTTCATCATCTTCAGTAGATTTAAACATATCAAGGTTTTCTGCAAATTCAAATGGTAAGCTTAGTACTGTTTTTTCTTTTTTTAATTGAATATCGCTTATTGGGAAAAATCCCTGCTGGATATCTGAATTATTGTATTTTATATAATTTTTTTGTGCATAATCTGATTTATATTTTGGTTTTACATTAGTAAAGTGCTTATCTGACCAATCAGTAAAATTACCTTGTTTTATTTTTGTTTCTAATTCAGCATAAGTAATAAACTTAACATTAGTCCCGGTTACGATTAATCTGGCATTGAATAGTTTTAAAACATCTTCAATCAACTTACTTTGTGATATAATAAGTAAATTATTAGCAACTGTAAAAGGAGTACCGTAAACTCCTGTATCCGGTGTAGGAGCTTCTAATATTTTTAAATAACTTACATTTGCAGGGGCTTGTAATATAGTAATCGGATCTTCAGCTACTGAAAAAATTGCTAAATAAATAACATCCCCAGCAAGAAGAGGTATATCAGTAAACGTCTGATTTATAGAATTATTACCCTCTACCAATGGGATACTTACCAAAGTAGGGGTACCTGGGTTTTTTGCACCATACCTAACCTGCAAAGTGGGGAATCCAGTATTTAATACGTCGGTTTCATAAACTATATTTACTTCAAAAGTGTAATCCCCATCGTATAGTACTGTGTAAATTGTAGGATCAGTATTAGTCCCTAATTCAACTGAAGAACCTGTACTTAAATATATATCACTGGAAAATGAAGAAAACCTAATCCCATGAGATACTATTCCAGAAGTTGTTTCTTCAATTGCTACCTGTGCTGTAGCTAAAATACCCAATTGCGCATCTGTAGGTATGCTATCTGCTAAAGAAATCCATATATCAGTATAATCAGTTAAAGAAAGCAGATCCCCCGATCCTGTAAACCCTGCTTCTGTTAATATTTTTGTTACTAAAAGGTTCAAGGGTATAAATGGCAACATATGTGCAATATCTAATTTGCCTAACCCAAAAGAAAAAAGTAAAAATACTGGTTTATCGGTTGCCGCCCGGTTATCATTTGCATAATCTAAATCCCATGTAAAATCCAAATCAGATAAATCCAGATCAGTTAAACTTTTACCTTTTATCTCTGTGAAAAAATCAATATTACCATCCCTTACAATTAAATCAAAACTATCAGAATCAGATTGCCCTACAACAGCCTTGCCATTTTCAATAAGAATGTTTTTATTTCTTCTTAACCTAACATTCGTGTCAATATATGGTAATAACGAATTGCTTTGAATAGTTAAAAACCATTGAAATATCCTGGCATTTTCTTTAGTCCAGTTAATTTTGAATTTATTAGTAATATTAGTTTTAGATTCAAGTTCGCCAAAACTAGAAATTTGACGCTTTAATTTAACGCCCTCAACTTCAATCCAACTATTATTTATAAATAATTCAGTCATTATAAATGCCCTAAATTTAATTGTTTTTTTAATGCTTTAACTTCAGTCTTAAATTTACTTGAATCAGTGCGGTATAAAAACGATTCGCCGTCATCTATCCTTACGTTTATATACATATTTGTTTCCTGTAAAAATGCTTGCAAACAATAGAATAAACCTTCTAAGCCTGTTTGATGTACTACATTAATATCATCAGCAAATAATTTTATTGTTTCATTTGCATTTTTAGATAAATCAAATTCGCTATCTTTTAAAAATATTGTTTTCTTTGTGTTAACTGGTAATGAATAATCCTGTCTTAATGTGAAATTCCAGTAATCCAGACCGCCCAAAGTATTTATCCATGCAACTGATATAGAATCATCACAAGCCTGATGTATATTAATTCTTATTTTTTCAGTTAATCTGTCTCTGGTAGTATCGAAAAGATAAAGGTTTACATAATCAATATTAGAAGCATAACCGCCGTTTAGTTGAATTCTTAACATTACATCAGACCAATTACTTAATGCGTAGGAATCTGTTGAGGTAGTGCCATCTGTAAAGTGTTTTTCTTCTTTTACAAAAAGCGTTGCACTACCAAAAGCGTTTATTATCGCAACATCAAAATCTTGGCCTTCCCAGTATGCTAACTCTTCAAACTCTGTTAACCATTTAGCAAAAAACTCGTTTGGTGTCCCGGCTGGCTCTATTATGTAGGGTGTCATGTCAGTGTAATCTAATGCTGCAAAAACCACATTAAACGTTCCCACGCTTACAGCCGTTTGCGATGTTTCACCCCACACCTCTACATATTCTAATTCGTAAGATGTTCCTAAATTGGTATCTTGTATATATTTAGTATCATAATCTGAAATATTTTCTTTTGATAATAAGTAAACTAAATTTTCACTAATATCAGCTGAGAGCAACCCGGTTGCATCCGGTACTATTTTTAGATAAACCTCATCTTCTGCTATTAAAGCCAGGTAATAATTAGTACGTACATCATCAGAATTCATATACCCGGATGTCGCAACCAAACTAAACGCACTGTTTAAGACAAATAGCGTATTGTCAGTCCTTTCCGCAATGGTGAAAAATCCACTGTCAGTGTTACCACCACCATCATCGCCAAACAAGTAAATATAATCACCTACGTCTAAAGTTGATGATCCTGCTCCAGATAAAACCAAATCAAGGGTATCAATAGATTCGACAACAAAATCTTTTCTTTGAAATTCTACCAGAATCTCATTGAAAACGCTTGCCCAATCGTCTGGAGTTGTATTTACTGTTATTGCCATTTATATAGTTTTCAATTCGTTTAATATTTCAGCTTTCCAGCTTATTCCTATCCTATTCGATAGATTATTTAGTTTACTTTCATTGAAAAAATCAGTTAAAAAACCGGTTTTAGGGTTCTTAAAAAGTAAAGTCCCCTCTTTATGAATCCTTTTTGATAAATTCCAACTTTTCCCAATTGCTTCTTTTTCTGCCAATCCTTTGCCCTTAAACCATTTAGCCAAACTTTCCTGAAGCGTCGGGCTTCCTGCCGTTGTATTTACAGTTGCGCCCCTTCCAGTTTCATACGCTTCAAAAATCCATTCCCAGCCAAGTAACTTGTGAACCCCAGGTTCACTTACAATTTCTAAACTATCAGAAACTTTGGGGCTTACCTTACTTGATATGCCGTCCTCTACTTCACCTAAGAATTTTAATATTTCATTATCAATTAGATTCACTTAATGATTTTCTTACATCGTTTAATATTGCGTTTTTCTCAACTAACATGAAATATAAACTATATTCCATTTCAAAAATATCATCAAATTTGTATGTATATTGTTCTGCTAAGTCAGTTATTGTATTTAACATACCAAATTTACTTAAACGGTTGATTCCTGCTCTAACTTGTTTTGCATTTGTGCTGCCAAATCTTTGTTTTTCAATCTTTGATATTCTGTTAAGTTCTTTAACAAAAAAAAACCTACACCCAACACATCCTTATAACTACAATCTTCAATTAAATAGATTATTTGTTTATACTGTTTTGAATTAAACACCGTATTTCTAACCATTGGATAAAAATATATAGCCAATATCTCTGGTAATAATTTATAAATAACAGTATTAAACGTGTCTTTATCCATCCTGGCTAATAACATTTTAAATATAGCTATTTGCCCGGTCGTGCTTTCTGTAAATAAATCTTCTTTAACCCTGTATTTCTTACCAAGTATTTCAATCTTATCGGGTTTAGAATAATCAACGTTCCTGAAATATTCAAAACAATTTTCTTTTAAATAACCATCTGTAATCTCTAAAGCTGCTGAATAATCAACATTAAGAAGCTTTTCAATGAATTCAGCTTCATGAATCCCGTCCCAATCCTTTACCCTTAGAAAGTCTTTGTAAGATAACTCCCCTGCCTTAGTTGGAATAGTGTATTTTTTATTGTCGTGTTTTAATTGCATACGTTATATTCATTTTCAACTACAAAAATTAATGTCGTTAAGACCCCGCTTACATTATTATCAAAAGATGCATCGTTATAAACTTCTTCTGCTGTTAAACCCTCAATATCATAACTTTGATTATATACTTCTTTTAAAAAATCCTGATAAAGAGCAGTTAATAAATCTAATACAGCATCAATATCAGTTATTCTATTTTCTGCAAAGCTAGTATCTTTAAAAAATCCTATTGAAATATTGTACTTTGTATTAACATTTTTACTGTTTTTAATTTCAGAATCCCATTTTACCGGCCTTACTAAAAATACAAAAGCATCATTTTCTTCATTTATTGCTACGTTTAATTCATCTTTTGCACCTTGATAAAAGGTTGGCGTTGTATTTTCTCCTGTGTAAGGAGGATCTATAACTGTAGGATCATAAATCAATTGTGATACTATTCCTGAAATTATATTACCTATCATGATACTGAATTTACACCAAAATGGCTACGTTTTTGAATCCTGGTAAAAAACCAGGTGGGAAAATCTTCATTATGAAACGATATATAAGTGCAAGCTTCATAATATAGGTCAACTCCTTTATTAAATGCCTCATTACTAATCTTTTCAACTTCATATCTGGCCAATTGGCAAGATTTGTCTTTTTTCTGCCTAACCGTTCCGATTTCCGTATCTTCAGAAAGCCTTATAATTTTCCATTCTGCATAAATGAAATAACGCAACATCTTTAAAAGCCCTTCATACACGAATGTCAAAGAACCATTAATCCAATCTTCGCCGTCTACCAATTCAATATAAGGTGAATTCTCAGGTGATTGTGGAGTTGATGAATCTAAATCATCTATTAATAATAAATACAGATCATCGCCAAGCAAAAGCCTTAAATATTTTTTTTCAACTTGTGCCGTCAAATCTGCAAAATCTGCATTTTGACTTGAAAGCTGAGTAATATTTATATCGCCTTTAAAATCTGATTTTTGCGTTAAGCTCATATAAGGAAAATTAAAGGGAGCATAAGCCCCCTTTTGTTATAAATCAAAAATTATTTCAAATGTATCAAGCTCAATTCCTTCGCCAACACTATCATCACCTGTATAAACTAACAGGAATTTCATATACCTATAATGCAATTGAGGATTTTGTACGCTTGAAGTAGTAATAGTCTGTGCTGCATTTACAATAGTCTGTTCTGCCACTGTCATATCCTTTCCTAAGGAAATGAATATAGCGTGCGTTGCCGTTGAATCACTTGTTAAGGTATCCACCAGAACAGTAATATCATGAGCGGCAATGACACTATTATATTGTGCAGTTGTTTCGGTAGTCGTATAATCTGCAATTACACCGTAACTAATGACACTCGTTATTAATCCTGCTACTGGATTAACAGAACTTAAAACATCAGGTACTAATTCAGCATAAGTATCTAATACAGATATTTTATAATCTGAATTTACATTAAATGTAGTATCTGTTCCTGTTACACCTTTTGAATTAATGGTCACTTTAAAGTGCAAAGGACGATTATTCCTATTCTTACTACCTACCTGAAGGGTAAATGCTATACTATCCTGATTGTCAGTTAATGTGTCTGAGGCCATCCCAGTCCAAGTTAACTTAACGCCTCTAGTATCTAAATTCCACGCCCTGCTATTATTTAAATCATATGTTAAATCCTGTGCGAATGTTGCAAATCCTAGAAAAGCAACAATCAATAAAACGATTAGCTTTTTCATATCTTAAATATTATCAGTTAATAATGAAAACTTCTGAATAACTTTTTCGCCACTATTAGAAAGTGGAGCTACGCTTCTCGCAATATCAACAGAAAGCTGATAGTATCTAACAACATCCTGAGTGAAATTACCACCGTCAGCTTTTGCCCAATATGCATGAACGGCAAATGTCATTCCTGACCCTAATAAATTAGGTAAACTGAAATAATCAGCTACAGGTGTATCTTTACCCATTGCATTTACCTTAGGAATCCTGCTAACCATTGCGGCAGCCCCGCGTTCCCAGGCATACATTTGAAGCCATTCATCGTTATCAATGGAAAATAAATCAGAAACTCCATCGAAATTAATCCCAGCCATTTGATAAACAAGGTTTTTTTCATTACCAGGGCCTTGAGCAGCTTGTTCCTGAAAAATTATGCTTCCATCAGTTGAATAAATAATATCCAATGGTTTACGATAATCATTAGACCTCATTACTTGTTTTGTAATGTTGAAAAATTTATCTTTATAAACATAAGGGATATCAAGTATATCATCAGCTTCATCAAATGTCCCAAACTGACCACCATAATCATTTACCCCGGACTTGTTAGTTTCCAGAAATGCCAATGAATCAGTTTCAATATCAATCATTATATCCTGAAATGCATTGTATATTTCATTTGCCAAAAAATCAGCACCTAAAACATTATGCATTGAATCTTTCGTGCTATGACCAAAACTCCTTACATAAGGAGTAAAAGAAATTGTATCATGAGCCGAAGTCCCAAACCCTCCCGTGTGATCCGATGTCCTCGCATTAGTCACGGCCGCGGTTGTTCTTTTGAAGTAAAAGGCATCCGTTTGTACGCCTTCACTATCAACTATGTCCTGCAAATTAATAAATAGTGCAGGAGCATTTTTTAAAAGTATTGTATTTACCGGCCTAAGTGCTGCCCTTAATTCAGGTTCACTGAATAATTCAGACATACGCACTTGTGCTGCGGTAAATATACTATCTGTATAAGCCATTTTTTATTGTATTAAAATGTATTATTTTTTAACAGATCAATCTTGATCTTTCAATTTTTTCTCTAAAGCGATATGTTCTGTTGAATGCCCTTCCAACTCACCCGTTTCAATTTGTTTATCAATTGATTCGCGTGTTACTTTTGTATTGTCATCTGGTTTTGGATCACCCGGTTTTCTGTTCGTGGGTGACCTTTCTTTTTTCATAGGTACATATTTTGAAATTTCAGTATCAAAAACAGCCTGAATTGTTAATGGCTCTTTTGTATCGTTATTTTTCAAAATATTACCTTCCTTATCCAGTATGACAGTTTTTTCATTCTGTATATCAATAACAAACATATTATTAAAGACACTATCAGCAACGGTTCTACGGCTTTTCAGTTCTTCATCAGTTTCAAAATCAATAGGGAAATCATTTAATTCTTTCGTATAAGCAATCTTTATGTTGTTTTCTTTAATTGCTTTTAAATGATCTGTTTCCTGACCTTCAAACTTTGATGTAAACCCTTTAATCGTTAAAGCTTGTGCATCAAAATCTTTTTGTAATTGTTCATTATCAACAGTTGAAAGTTCCTCTTTTACTGACTTGTAAACATTTTCGGTGTTTGAGTAGTCATCCATTTCAATACCAAATTCAGCCGCTAATTTCTTATTCTGAGCCGAAATGATATTATTTGCAGCAGCATTGTACAACAAAGATGGCAACTTTTGATTTTTAGCCATCTCAATCAATTCTGTTAGATAAGTTGAATTATGATCTTCTTTTAAATTATTCTCACGTAATTCAAAATCTTCTTTTTTAAATACTTTATTTTTCTCTCTAAATTGGTTTAGAATAATAGTTGTCCCACCATCTGTTTTAATAGAATTAGTAATAAACTCTTTTTCTAATCCGGTTATAGAAACTAATAAATCAATGTGTTTTTCTTCCATTTTTACAGTTTTTTAAACTTCAGTTTTATTTATCTTTTTTTTCTTTAATTTCCTTAAGTATGTTTTCTGTTTTCAATAATGAACCGGGCTCACTGCCGAATGTTTTTAGATATAGTTCTCTTGCGACTTGTAAATCAGTATCGTATTTTTTTACTTTTTCAATTAATGTCTCAAGCTTCATTAAATGATTAGGCTTTTTGTTAAATTTTTCTTCATAATCTTTTCGAGCTTGTATTAATTCCGGGCTATCTGCTTTTTTTGGTTCTGTTTTTTTTGGTTCTTTTGTCAACTTTTCACCTTCTTTAAATTCATGAACAACCTTCCATTTAAACTCAGGCTTTACGCTTATGTCCAAAGCTTTTACGCCTTTCAACTGCTCTTCTGAGATTATTTTCCTTACAGTTTCAAGTTTTTCCTTTGTTTGCCCTTCTTTATTCACAAAAGAAGTTTTTTCCTTCCTTTCAATCAGTACTTTCATTTTCTTTTATTTTAGTTAATAATTCTGCTTTTATTTCTTTTGGTTCTTTTGTTAAATCTAGCCGGTTAACAAAATTCTGTAATTCTAGTTTTATTTTTAATTGACTAGGATTTAATAATACTTCGTGCTCTTTAAGTTCTTTGAGGGTAAAAAAAGGATACGGCTCAACGTCAGCCAACTTTAATTGTTCTTCTAATTTTTGAGGTTCGTTTCGGTAGTATGCACGTATCCAATCTAAATATAATGACCGTAAAAAGCTCATATTTAATCCAATCTCTTTCCCTCTTTTGATTTCTGTTAATATATCTTCTTCAGTTCTGCCGGTATAAAACCTTTGGTATTTAACTATAACGCTACCAAATTTATTTGTAAATAATTTCCCTAAAACGGTTAAAGCCCAAACTTCTACACTTTCTATGTAGTTTATTATCTTGTTTATCCTAGTATTTAAAGGGATCTGATTTTCTTGTACTTCTGTTGCTGTTTTTAAGGAATTTACGGCTATATTTTTTAATCCGGTTGCATGGAATTCTATTTCCTGTTCAAGTTGTTTTAAGTTTTCTCTTTGGAATTCTAATGTCTTAATATCTTTTTCAACATACTTGACAATCTCAGGCATGTAAGGCTTCATGTCATTAGGGATAGTTTGTGGCACTTTCAATACTTCGGCTGTGTTCTTTACCCAATATTCCCCAGTGCCGTTACAAGCATCACATTTATAACTGCCATTAGCACCATCGTCTATTATTCCAGTACCGCTACACTTTAAACATTTAAAGGCTAAGGTAATCTTTTCCGGGAAAGCATGTAATACTTTGCTTTCTTCAAATATATCTGAATCCCTTTTATATATTTTGAACTTTTCAATAGTAGTAAAAAGCAATGAATCTTTTACTTGGTCTTTAAAAACTAAGCCGCCTACTTGCCTAAATGGCTTTTTCTGTAAAATTACCTCTTCATTAAAACCGTATATTTGTGGTTTTTCTCCTGCCTTTTGTGAAATTTTAGCTTTTTCTTCTGGTTTTTTTCTTATAACAAAATCCCACCATCCTGTTTTGCCTTGATAGTCTACCCATTGGATTAATCTAAAAACTTTTTCCTCATCTGTTGATATATCTAATTCGTAAATCAGTGTAATGTCATCATAATAGAAAACTGAATTAATCGGTATAAATATAATAATCGGCTTCCCTTCGTTTTCGGTATCTTTTTCGATTAATATAAAATCATTGGGCGCATTGAAAGCCTTATCAATGATTATATCTACTGACTGTAAATAATCAATATCGATTAAATGTTGTATAAAAGCTTTTTTTTCTTCTTCGCTTTTTATATCAAATTCCCTAAGTACTTTATTTGATTGGAATTTAGTAAGATGCCCTTTTACAAGGTCAAAAATTGAATAGGTAGAGTTATAGGATAGTTTTTTCTTTAATTCTTTTTGTTCTTTTGTTTCAACTTCTTCTAAAGATGTAGTTTCGAGGCTTTCGCTTCTTCTGGATATTTCATAAAGCACCCTATCAACCTCCCGGGCAACCACAACAAAATCATTTTTATACTTTTCTAACATTCATAGCAAATTGCAGATAAAAGGGTAAAACTGCTTTCGCATCAAGTAGACAAAGTTAAAAAATATTTATTTAATATGCAAATGTGATTATTCTCCTAGTGTATATTGACCAAATAAAATAATTCTGAATAATACTAACCCGCTTAAATCATCTCTTGCAGTTGCTTTAAATGTATCATTTAATCTCGGATCAAATCTAAATACTATCCCATATTTTTCTTTTATATTATATTTTATAGTTGTTGAATGGTTTCCGCCTCCTGCCTTATCGTCAAAAGTGACATCACCACCGAATTGATCAAAGTCAGAAGTACTTTTATAATTTCCTAGCCCAAATTGAGATGTATTTAATTTTTTAAACCTTAATCCATTTGTAAGAGCTGCCAAATCACCGAATTTAGATTTATCTCCAGCAGTTGAATGCTCCATTATAACTAATACATTTTGTATATCTATTGCAGTCGTGCCATTTCTAAGATTAAAAATAAAATTCTGAGTTGTAGTATCTGCGTCAACATTCATATCTATTGAGCCACGTATAACTACAGCAGCGGTTGAAAATGATGCTGTAAAATCTGCATAAGTATAAATAGTATCATTAGAAGCTGATCTTACTTCTAATTGTGTAAAAAATCCTCCTTGTTGGATAACAATATATTCCCCTGTTCCTGTAAATCCATGCCCTGAACTAACCAAACAAAAGAAACTATCTACTTGAATGGATTCTGTTAAAGTGATATCTGTTTTATCCTCACGCATTAACGCATATCTAAACGCATTAGTTGTTTGATCTTGTATCCAAACATCAAAAGATTCTGCCCTATCCCGAAATAGGAAATATATATTGTTTACACTAGATAACTGGTTTGTTGTATTTGCATCAAATAACACATTGAAATATCTGTATTTATTTATAAATTCTGTTCTATTAAATTCTATTACAGTGTCAGAACTAGTACCATACCATGTTACAGAGCTTATATTAGCATATGAATTATTTTTATAGATTTTAGCCTGGAGGATTACATTCATTGAAGGGCTACCAGAAATACTATCTATGTCCACCCTTATATTACAAGATGTGAAATAACTCTTATTCGGATATATTGAATAATTCCATAATGTATCATTATTGGATATCGTGTCGCCTGGTTGCCCTTTATATCTGTATTGATATTCACTTTGCTTTAGGGCTTTTTGAGATTGTACGCTTAATGCTGCAAAAAGAAATACAAATAATAAGTTTTTCATAGCTTTTTTTATGCATAAAGATACTCATTATTTAGAATGAAAACAAATAAGAACTGAGTTAATTTGTTAATTTTCAATTATTTAACATAAAAAAGCCTGTAAGCTGAGAACTTAACAGGCTTCTAGTAAGAAATGTAGTTTAATGGATTGTAAAGATAGTTAATTATCTATTAATATCTAATATTATAGTTCTTATTTTATAGGAATTGAATCCAATATTGGCTAATATCTTTATAATAATTCCATTTTTTTAATCTCGACACAATGAGAACGCCCTTTTGCTTTTTCAGCTTTTTCTCTTGTATCAAAACATTCTAATACATTATCACGTGCTACAACAACTAAGCAATATATATATTTTTTCTTCATTGCATCTTTTAAATCTTTACAAGCTTTTGTAAATTGCCTTTCAGTTTTTATTAAACCAGATAGCAAGCATTTACGTTTCTTTATTTTATTGTGTATTATTATCGCTCCTGTATTTTCGATTGACTTTTCAAATGAAGGAAATTGTCCACCTAATTTAAACCTTTCATTCTCAGCTTCAATAGTTTGCTTTTTAATCAAATGGATTTCTTTGATCTTATCTAACATTTCAAAAGCTGCAGCGATAGCCTTTGCCGTTTGTTTGTTGATTATTTTATTCTTTTTCATAATATTTAGTTTACTTGCAATTTACAATAAATATATTTTAGTCATCAATAGGTACTATTATATCAGCCTTAATGGTTTTTTTACCTAATTGTTTAGCCACATCAACTCTATGCACACCATCATAAACCATATACCAACTATTATACTTATGAGCAAATATAGGCTTGTTTATTACATTGTCTGGGTTTACTTTTTTGTAATATTTTACTTTGAACGTTTCCGGTAGGTGAGGATATTCTAGTAAACATAACTTTAAATCAATATCTATACATTTTTTAGGTTCATCAGCAAATAAAGAAAATTCACCACTTGTATAATATCCTGTTTTCTGCTCAATGTTTCGTAACATTACACCTAATTCTTTGCTTACCATTTCATTAATTTGTTTCAATTCATTTTTTTCTAATTCGTCTATTCTTTTCATTGTTGGTAGTTAAATGAATAATCTTGATTAAATGCCATGTGCCGGTATCTTGAAGCGTCCCAAAAATGATTAAACTTATCAATTGGTTGGTTTACTGGCTTGCCATTAATAGTTCTTAATTTATAGTTTTCAACTTCTTTTTTTACTTGAATATAGAATTCGTTTTTAATGATATGAATCTTTTTCTTTTTCATAGATAAAAGCCAAAATATTACGTTTTGTGTTTTGCTTACTTTATGAATATTCCACCCTAAATTTTGTAACCCACGCACCATTTCAACTGTTCCTTTATCATTACTATATTTATCTGAACTATCAGCAGTAGTACTTAGTTTTATGTTTATATCCGATACTTTTGAATATTCGTGTATAGCTTCAGGGGTCTCAATTGGTTCATAACACAAAGGTTCTAACCATATATTATATTCATCTTCAGCACATTTTACAATAACCAATGGATCAACTGTAAAACCAAAATCCATTCCATAATCAAATGCAATATCAGGAAATCTATCAATATAAGTTATATATTTAAATATTCTACCTTCCATTGCAGAGCGCAAACCTAGACCATACACTTTCCACATATAATCATCTGCTGTACCATTTTCTATATTTGTTGGGTGTGGTCTACGTTTTTTCTCAGGCAAATGCCTATCTTCTGGATGAGTAGGCTCATAAGCTAATATTTCATCCCTTTGGCCTTTTGGTAAAAACGGGTTGTCTAACTGAGTAGAGTGGAAAAACTTACAATCTGATCTGGTTTCAAGCTTATCAAATACCCAATGTTCGGTAAATGTTGGGTTGTAATCACCTATAAAAAGTTCGTTGCACCTTTGATTTAGTTGTTTAACATCATCCCATTCAGTTTCTAATATTTCATTTACATAAACAACATCATGCCTTTCTCCATGTGACCCTATCCCATTTAACCCAGAAAAGAATATATTATTCCCATATAAAGTATAGCTTTGCGGGTCAGACCTGGTATGATTATTTATATCATAAATCCCATTACGCTTTAATATTTTTATAAAATCTTTTAATACAGTTTTTTTAACATCACTATATTGGTCTCGACCGATAAGTATATCTTTATTCCAGTTAAAAAAATTGTCGCAATATGTTATGATGAATTGTAATATATCCCAGGTTTTAGCCGAACCGCCGCCGCCTTCATGTAAAAATATTTGTTTTTCTTGTGCCTCTGATTTTTTCCAATCGAACTCTTTATCTAAAAAATCGTAATTTGACCCTACGTCTAAGACTACTTCATCCATCTTTTTTTGGCCGGTGAACTTTTACCTTTGTAATTCGTTTTTCTATAACACCAGAATGTTCCTGATGATCTTTTAATCCTAATTCCCTTGCTATAATCATTGGTTGCAATAGCCCGGCTGCTGATCCTTCAAGCTTTTGGCTGTAGATTGCATCGTGTATGCGTGTTGTGATATAAATAAAATCTTTATTATTTTCATATTTATTGAATGTCATTGTTGTTATATCAGCAAATAAACAAAAGCTTTTTATTGTCATTGCCCTCATTTTGCTTACAGGAGTTGTGTAAGACGTTTCTTTTGTACCATCCTTGTTTTCTATTGTAATGCCTCTTTGAATAACTATAGCTTCTTTTAACGGGTTTTCTTCAATCCATTTAGCATAAGCTATAAATTCATCCCAAAGCTTTTCGGGAGTATATTCATAATCTCTCCCGTGTTTATCTCGGAATTGCCAATAGTTATTTCCTTTAGGTGCTGCCATTAGTTTGTTCAATTCGTTCGTTTATAACTCCATCTTCTATTTCTTGCATCATTTTATCAAATAACTTTACTAACTTCTTTTTTACATCCTTGGTGTTTATCCACTTCCCGGATGATGTTTTTGTTTCAATATTATTTACTGCTTTATCTTTATTAGCCATTAGAATATATTATTTACAATGTCGTTTACGCTCTTTTCTATAGCGTTGATAACGTCATCTTTGAATAATGGAATATAAATACCTGGCGAAACCTCTTCTATGTCATATAAATATTTATCCCCGCTTCTACCGAATGCGTCATTTATTGTAAGCCCTGTTACTGGATCTGCATCGCGTGTGTTTATTATAATTTCTATTTCCATTTTAAAAACAATTTTTTACAATATCATTAGCAAACTTATCGATTGCCTTGATTAACGAATGATTTTTCCTTATTTCTAATTCATTGCACATTTTAGCAGTTGATTTAGCTATGTTATGTTTTTGTCCAGTGTACATTAATTTAAAGCAAATGTTTCAAAGTGTAAATATACTGTTCCGTTTTTATTAATAGGGTAAATCCCTGATTCATAAAATGCGCGTACATTCATAATGATAAATATAGGTTTAACTATTTGGATCTCTGTAGTCATTTAGCAAATTTAAGCAATAAATATGACTTATTCAAAAATGTTTTTAAAGGTAGCGTTATATTTATGTTAGTAACTATTTAAAAATGCTTATGTTTTTCAATCCAATCTTGTGGCGTTACATAACCATTAGCTTCGCAATATTCCATGTAGTACTGCATATTTTCAAACAGTCCCCTTTGGTTGCTAACACCAGGTATAATTAAATTTTTAACTACGTCTGATTTCAAAAACTTGTTCATTTTTTCTTCATTTGTAACTCCATATTGCCAACTATATCTTCTAACATGTTCTAAATATTCGTTAACTATTTTTTCAATGTTTTCCTTATTCATAATTCATGGCTTTTTATTAAACATAATACTTGAAATAATTCTAAATGCCCTGTTTTATACAGCTCTTTTAGTATTTTAACATTTAATAATGATTTTTCTTTTAAGCTCTTTATATCCTGGTAATCCGGATCAAATAAATGGTTTAAATCATCAACGTATTTTCTTATTGTCCTATCGGTGTCTATGTAATCTAATATTTTAGCAAACGAATAAGGCACTATTGACGGTGTCCTGTCGCTGAAAAATTCTGATATTTCCCGGTTTTTTTTACTAGTTAATTTTTTTGCATAGTAACAGCACAATTGCCGGGCTAATACATTTTCATGCTCGTTTGTGTCCTTTTGTATATGCCTTGGCTTCAGCATTAGGTAGTCACCTATTATTTTTTGAATCCTTTGTAGTGTCATTTCTATTTTTTAGGTTTATACTTCATTAAATAAATCTTGTTGCGTATCAATATATTCTTTTTGTTTTCTTTTTATTAGCTCAATTTTTATCCTATCGGATATATTTTTTTGCATTTTTCTATCAATTTTAAAATTATGATGAGCTTCTAATGCTTCAGTTATTATTCCTTTTTGATAGTTATAAATTATTAACCCAAATCTATTTTGTTCTAATTCTCTTTTGGTTTCCAAAGAGGTAATACTATAATCAGGTATAAATGCAAATGAATAATTACAATACTTGGCATTATCACCAAGTTGTTTTATCATTTCGCTATGATCGTTACATTTTGCTTCAATGTTTATTAATCCATTACCAGGCTTAAAAACTAAAAAATCAGGCCTCCTGCTTACTTCAGGAATAAACATTTCATCAATAAATATCAAGCCCTTTTCTTTTAACCATTCTTTCAATTTATCTTGCATTTCATATTCACAAGATGTACCATTTGTTGAATGTCCTATTCTCATTTATTATGCTTCATTAAATGTTAGTTAATATCGTAAGTCTGTCCAGTGAATTATTTTACCATCGAAATCTTTGTTAAACCATTTACGAAAATCTTTCATAGTTTCAAATCCATCATTTAATGCAAGTTGTTTAATTTCTTTTTCGCTTAATAACTTTCCTTCAATATAAACTGTAATCCAATTATTTAGATATTCTATTTTTATTTTTTGAGTTGATTCACACCTTCTAACTTCGAACACTTCTTGATTTTTGGTTCTTACATTTATGGTAAAATGAATTTTTCTACCCATGCTCCATCGGTTATTTTTATCCACTCTAATTGTATGGATTTTAGTTCTATTTAAAATGGGTTGTTTGAATTGTATTTTAAATCCTAGTATCATAACTTCAATTTATATTATTCACTTATTTTCGGTATTTCATTAGCTTTTTAATATGCCCGAAATCTCATCAACCCATCTAATTTGAGGGTTTGAAAATTTCCTGTAAGGTTTAATTCTTTCGATTATAATATCAAGCTTTGTTTTAGCTGAAATTTCATCACTAAACCTTTGAGCATTTTCAACTTTCAAAGTCCTGGAAGGATCACCATTACCTTTAGTGGCATACACGCCTTTTTCAAATTCAATTATATACATTTATTTAATTATTTAATCTTAGTTTCTAAACTTCATTATCTTTTTGTAGTAAAATCTATATTTCTCTGAATATTCTTAATAGCGCTCCTTTACTTATTCTTTGAGATTCTTTTAATAATAAAAATAATTGTTCTTCATCAAATATATAATTAGTTTCATTATGTCTTTTAGTCTGTACTCTAATTATCATATTTTTTAAAACGGTATCGGCTTGCTTTCCCATTGTTCTTCTTTTTTTTGGTTTTCTAAAGGATTAAAATTACCAAAGTAAAACCTATTAGTCATTCTATTAAAATTCATTGTTATATTCCCTGGTATACCTACAATTTTTTGCTTTTTTATTTTCTGGACAATAACGTCAACATTTGTATCGTTTTTATTTGTAGTATATTCAGGTCTATGAATAACAATTATATTATCACATTTATTGCCCCACATTGCACCCCCGGCAAAATCAAATACATTCGGCGGTTCATAATTACCATTGGTTTGCTTGGTTAAATTACCTTTGGGATGTGCTACTATAATTTTATAAATATTATTATCTAATGCAAACCGTTTTTCTTTGTTTAAATAATCACTAAGGTAACGATC